GTTTGATTTAGACTTAGCTTATGGACAGATGCACGAAGATAAAGTTCTGGATATGTTAGAGAACAAGAAGGTTGAGGTAAAGACAGAGAGAGGTATGTGGACTTCTACAGGAAACATAGCAATCGAGTTTGAATCCTACGGCAAACCTTCAGGCATCAATGCCACAGAATCTGACTACTGGTTCCATAACTTAGCTGTCAATGATGAGGTGTATTGCACCCTAGTATTTGAAACAAAGGTATTGAAGAAGATTGTAGAGGAACTAGATGACCATCGTATCGTTAGCGGTGGTGATAACTGGGCATCGAAGATGTACCTAGTCAACCTATCTAAGTTGTTCTCTACAGACACCCTAAAGATTTATAAACAACTATCCACGGAGGCATCTAATGAAGAGAACACTACTGATTGACGGTGACATTGTAGCGTACCGTTACTCCAGTACGGTTGAGCATGAGGTGGACTGGGGCGATGACGTATGGTCGCTATGGTCTGACGCTAAAGAAGCCAAACAGTTAATCCTACAATACCTAGAACATCTGGTAGAGATGACTGCAGCAGATGATTTTATATTCTGTTTCAGCGACAAGGATAACTTTAGGAAAGGCATCTACCCTGACTACAAGCACAACAGAAAGGGGAAGCGTAAACCTACTTGCTACAAAGCTATTAAGGAATGGATTGAAGGTGAGTACAAGACTGAGCAGTACCCTACCCTAGAGGGTGATGATGTTATGGGGATACTCGCTACGTCTGGTCAGTACGAAGAGACTGTCATTGTTTCAGAAGATAAAGATATGAAGACCATACCTGGACTCTTATGGAGAGCCGCAGAGATGGAAGATATCTCTGAGGAATATGCAGACTATTACCACCTTTACCAAACTTTAGTGGGAGATACAGTCGATGGCTATGGTGGCCTAAGAGGTGTGGGGGATAAGAGAGCTACTGAGCTACTCAAGGTTCCTACATGGGAGACTGTAGTTAAAGCATACGAAAAAGCAGGTTACACAGAAGATGATGCGCTAGTACAGGCTAGGTTAGCCAAGATACTTAGAGCATCCGATTATGACTTTACTAAAGGAGAACCAATACTATGGCTACCATAGATGATATCAGTCCAGCAGAATGGGACAAGGCCACAGCTATGTGGCGAGAGCAGGTAAAAAATTCGTCACCAAAGTCTGTTGTGTTAGAGCAAGAACCAGCGTTATTCCAGCCTATAAAGCCCTTCAATCTTCCTAAAGATGCTAAGGAGCGCAAGGCCATCCCAGTGTACACAGGCTTCATCAATTACTTTCCAAGAGCCATTGCAGAGGTGGCGAAGATATCCTTGAAAGGTGGACTGCAACACGGGCAGACACCAGAGACTTTAAGGTGGGAAAGAGCAAAGTCAGGCGATGAGTTAGATGCGATGATGCGTCACATCCTTGACAAAGACTGGGCTCAAGTAGCGTGGAGAGCAATGGCAAACTTAGAAAAGAAACTAGAGAGAGAGGAACTTTGATGGAGCAGTATCAACAATTCATACACAAAAGCAGGTACGCACGTTGGCTAGAAAATGAAGGCCGAAGAGAAACTTGGGAAGAAACTGTACAGCGATATGTAGACTTTTGGTTAAGTCGTGACCAGATAACAGAAGCTGAAGGCAAGAAGCTATATAAGGCTATACACAATATGGATGTCATGCCCAGTATGAGATGCATGATGACAGCAGGTGTTGCTTTAGATAAGGACAACGTAGCAGGGTTTAACTGTAGTTACTTGCACATTGATTCTCCCCGTAGCTTTGATGAGCTTATGTATGTGCTTATGTGTGGCACAGGCGTAGGCTTTTCAGTAGAGCGTAACTTCATCAACAAGCTCCCTGTCGTAGCTGAATCATTTCATCCTACAGATACAGTCATTGTTGTGTCTGACTCTAAGATTGGATGGGCATCAGCTTTTCGTGAACTGATAGCCATGCTCTACGCAGGTAAGATTCCTAAGTGGGACATGAGCAAGATTAGACCAGCAGGTGCTAGGCTTAAAACATTCGGTGGTAGAGCCTCTGGCCCTGAGCCTTTGATTAACTTGTTCAATTTCTGTGTAGGCATCTTCCAGAAAGCTGAAGGACGTAAACTAACAAGCATCGAGTGCCATGATATTGTCTGTAAGATTGCAGAGGTTGTGGTAGTGGGTGGCGTTAGACGTTCAGCCTTAATCTCTCTGTCTAATCTATCAGACCCACGCATGGCTAAGGCTAAGTCTGGTCAGTGGTGGATGGACGAGGGGCAAAGAGCTTTAGCTAACAACTCTGTAGCCTACACCGAGAAGCCTGACTTTGAATCTTATCTGTCAGAGATGCATACCATGTATGACTCTAAGGCAGGTGAGCGTGGTATCTTCAGCCGTATCGCTGCACAGAATGTAGCAGCCAGGAATGGACGCAGGGATTCAGAGCAAGACTTTGGTACTAACCCATGCTCGGAGATTATTTTAAGAAGCAACCAGTTCTGTAATCTATCTGAAGTAGTGGTTAGAGCAGATGATGACTTGAAGTCCCTCAAGAAGAAGGTAGAGGTGGCTGCAATAATCGGTACGCTACAGGCTACCCTGACTGACTTTAGATATCTAAGAAATGCTTGGAAGAAGAACACAGAGGAAGAGGCTTTGTTAGGTCTTAGCCTCACAGGTATATGTGACCACTATCTATTAGGTAAAGACTCTCCTGACTTAGGGAAGTGGCTAGAGGAGATGAAAGATGTTGCAATCAAAACAAATAAAAAGTGGGCTGAAGAACTTGGTATCAATCAGTCTGTGGCTATTACGTGCGTTAAGCCAAGTGGTACAGTTTCTCAGTTGGTCGATAGTGCTTCTGGGATTCACCCTCGCTTTTCTAAGCACTACATTAGACGAGTACGTTCAGACTCTAAAGACCCGTTAGCTCAGTATATGTCAACAGCAGGGTTCCCTGTAGAGCCTGACGTTATGAACAAGTCATCTGTGGTATTTAGCTTTCCTGTCAAAGCCCCTGCAAACAGCATTGTTGTTAAGGATGTAGGTGCTATGCAACAGCTAAAACTCTGGAAGGCTTACCAAGACTTTTGGTGTGAGCATAAGCCAAGCATTACAGTCTACTATACTGACAATGAGTTTCTTCAGGTAGCCCAGTGGATATGGGAGAACTTTGAGTCTGTCTCTGGTATCAGCTTATTGCCTGTCAGTGACCATGTGTATCAACAAGCTCCCTATGAGGATATCTCTGAGGAGCAGTACGATGAACTGGTCAAGGCTATGCCACCAGAAATTAACTGGGGTGACCTACAACACTTTGAACGGGAAGACAACACAACAGGCTCTCAGGAGTTAGCTTGTGTAGGTGGAGCCTGTGAAATCGTGTAAGTAAGTATCCACTACGGCATCAATACCCACCATATAAGAGGACTACTATGTCTATGAATAGAAAAGAAATAGAAAGTTTACCCGTCAACGTAGTTCAACTTATTGAAAACTTAGACCTTATCTTCCCTGAACAGTCTGCCCTTTTGGAGTGGACTGATAGGGAGGTTTGGTTTAGGGCTGGTCAAAGGTCAGTTGTTCAATGGTTGTTAGAGTTGAAGAGGCGGGATGACAACCCTAACAACTTAGAGGATTAATACAATGTGTAGTGTACCTGCTGCAATTATACTTAGCACAGTTGCTTCTGGAGCTTATCAGAAATACCAGAATGACGAAAACAACGCAAAGATGGAAGAGAGGCAGAAAGAAGCAGAAGCTAAAGCCAAAGCCGAAAAGAACGCTATGGATAGAAACATGGAAGCTGCTGAGAACACTCCCCTCTTACTTACTAAAGGTAAAGCTGGAGGTGCTAAAGGCATCTCGCAACTTAAAGTAGCTAAAGGTGGCGGTGGTTATAGCTCATTAGGTATGGGTGGTTCAGGCGGTACTGGGTTAAACATATCAACAGGCGGTTAGGAGTAACTTATGCAAGAGAACACTTCCTGCTCAAAGCGTTATCATAAACTAGCAGCTGACAGGGAGATTTATCTCGATAGAGCAAGAGAGTGTTCTGAACTAACACTACCTGCCTTGATAACTCCCGAAGGATTTAGTTCCGCTACAGATTTATATCAGCCCTTTCAAAGCATTGGGGCAAGGGGTGTAAACAACCTCGCATCTAAACTAATGCTTCTTCTATTCCCACCTAATGCACCTTTCTTCCGTCTAGCGATGGACACCAAGACTAAGCAAGAGCTTGATGGTGAAGGTGAGCTACGTGCTGAGATAGAACAGGGACTTGCTGGTATTGAACGTGAGGTACAAAAAGAGATAGAAGGCAGAGCATTGCGAGTCAATGTGTTTGAAGCCTTAAAGCATCTAATTGTCTCAGGTAATGTATTGGTACACCTGCCAAAGAAAGGAGGTCTACGTGTCTTCCCTATGTCTAGCTTTGTTTGTAAACGTGCGCCAGACGGGGAGTTGCTAGAAGTTTTACTAGAAGAGTCTGTATCACCACGGGCATTGCCTGAAGGTATTGATGAGATTGACTACACTGGTGATGAAGACCTTAAGTTATACACAAAGATTTACAGAGAGAACTCTGATTACTACAGAGTCTACCAAGAAGTTGAAGGGCAGATAGTCCCAGGTTCTGAGGGTCGCTACAAGAAAGACCTCATGCCTTGGCTTGCTCTACGTATGGTACACCTTGATGGTGAAGACTATGGTCGCTCTTTCGTGGAAGAGTATCTAGGAGACTTGAAGTCCCTTGAGGGATTGATGGAAGCATTGGTTAGCTCCGCAGCTGCTAGTGCTAAACTGGTATTTATGGTGCGTCCTAATGCCAGTGTCCGAAGAACTGACCTAGCCCAATCCAAGAATGGTGATGTCATCTTAGGTGACCCTAACGATGTCAAAGTTCTCCAAACCGAAAAGTACCCCGATATGCGGGTAGTGCTTGAGACTGTCCAAAGAATAGAAGACAGGCTCTCCTTTGCGTTTCTTTTAAACACAGCGATTCAGCGCAATGCTGAAAGAGTAACTGCTGAAGAGATTCGCTTTATGGCTCAAGAATTAGAGGCTGCCCTTGGTGGTGTCTATTCTATCCTGAGTCAAGAAATGCAACTTCCAGTAGTTAATATACTTATGACTGGTATGTCTGCAGCTAAGAAGATTCCTAAGCTACCTAAAGGTACTGTCACTCCAGTTATTGTTACTGGTGTGGAAGCACTTGGCAGAGGAAACGACTTGAACAAACTACGCACTTATATCCAAGACCTAGTACAACTGGCTCAGGTTTCACCTGAAACAATCCAGCGTGTTAACTTTGGTGACCTTGTAACAAGACTAGCTACAGGCCACGGGATTGACACGATAGGTCTGATTAAGACTGAACAGGAACTACAAGCTGAGATGCAGCAACAACAAGAGGCACAGCAACAGCAAATGATGGCTGAAGCAATGAAAGACTCTGCTCCAGGTGCTATAAGAGAAGTTGTTAAAGCTAATCAGCAACAACAGGTACAATAAATGACTACACCCAAGATGACTTTAAGTAAAGATAACCCGAAGGAAGCTAAGGCAGAAAAGAAAGAGCCTAAGTACCCTGCGTGGCCTGGCATTGAAGCTGCTGAATTAGGCGTTCAATATATTAATGCAAAAGGGAACGTGATTCAGCGGGGTAGAACCAATGGTTGAATCCGTACAAGTGGAGGGAAATGTTACAGGTGCTGAAGCTCCAACTGAACCAACTCAAACTAATCGTCCAGAATGGTTACCAGAAAAGTTTAACTCTCCTGAAGACCTTTCAAAGGCGTATAGTGAACTGGAAAAACAATTCACTCAATCTCGTCAAGAAGCAACTCAATCAGAAGCTGAACAACCTGCACCAGAAACTACAGAAGATGCTAGAGAAACTGTAGAGAATGCAGGTTTAGACTTTGATGCTATGCAACAAGAGTTCAACGAGAATGGTAACCTTTCCGAAGACACTTACAAAAACCTTCAAGACAAAGGTATCCCCAAAGAAATGGTGGATGCTTACGTTAAAGGCCAAGAGTCTATAGCCGCTAACTACGAAACAGAGATGTATAGTTTTGCTGGTGGCAAGGACTCTTACACAGAGATGGCTCAATGGGCATCTGATAACCTACCTGAAAGTGAGATTGATGCTTTCAATGAAACAATCCAGTCAGGCAACCAAGCTCAAGCAAGACTAGCTATTGATGGTCTTATGTCACGCTACAGGGATAACGGTGGTGCAGAACCTACACTCGTAGGTGGTAAAGCCTCTGCCTCTGTAGATACATACAGTAGTTGGGCGCAGGTGACTAAAGATATGTCAACTGCTGAGTACAAGAAAGACCCTGCGTTTCGTGCGACTGTCGAGAAGAAGTTAGGACGAAGCTCACTTTAACCAGCCTCCCAAGGCTGTTAATACAATTCAGTATATCCCCAAAAAAACAGTAAGGCTCTCTGCGGAGAACACCCCTACCAGTGAAGTAAGGATTAGCGAATTATACACTTAATTTACTAAATCAAACCAAAAGGATTATTAACATGGCTAACGCTACTGTATCCCAAATTGGTAAGGCGAATAACACTGGAACTGCTGACGCACTATTTCTCAAGCAGTTCAGCGGAGAAGTCCTTACTAGCTTTGAACAGACAACTGTAACTGCTGACAAGCACATGGTTCGCACCATTGCTAACGGTAAGTCTGCACAGTTTCCTGTGATGGGCCGAAGCTCTGCTTCATATCACACACCTGGTAACGAGATTACTGGTTCTGCACTGAACCATAACGAGAAAGTTATTACTATTAATGACCTTCTTATCTCTAGCCACTTCATTGCTAACATCGATGAAGCTAAGAACCACTACGATGTTCGCTCAGTTTACTCTTCTGAGATGGGTCGTGCGCTTGCTTTCCAAATGGACAAGCACGTTCTACAGACTATGCTCCAAGCCGCTGCTGCATCTGCTAACGTAGGTGACTCAGGCTATGCTGCTGGAACAATCATCACTGATTCAGACTCTAACACTTCTGCGGATTCTTTGATTGGTTCAATCTTTGACGCTGCTGAAGCTATGGATGACGCTTACGTACCAAGCGAAGGCCGCTGTGCTTTCTTGAAGCCAGAGCAATACTACTTGCTTGCTAACGCTTCTAAGGCTGTAAACGTAGACTTCTCTGGTCGTGGTTCTATCGCTGACGGTACTGTCCCTCAAGTTGCTGGTATCAGCCTCATCAAGACTTCTCACCTACCTACTGGTAACGTGACTGGAACTGGTGTTGATGCTGGTGGTGCTGGAGGTCGACAGGTTGTCAACGCATCTAACACTACTGCTATTATCACTCATCCTTCTGCTGTTGGTACAGTGAAGTTGATGGACTTGGCGGTTGAGTCAGAGTACGACATTCGCAGACAAGGAACCTTGATGGTTGCTAAGTACGCTATGGGCCACGGTGTCCTACGTCCAGAAGCTGCTGTTCAAATCCAGACTGCTTAAAACCCAAGCGGGAGTCCTTAATTGGGCTTCCGCTTTTTTTTACTTAAGAGGAATTATCGTGGCTATAGTTACACCTACAACAGAACTAGAGGCTGTCAATGTAATGCTATCAGCCCTTGGTGAGGCTCCTGTATCTAGCTTAGATGACCCTTCCTTGGTTGATGCTGCATTAGCACAGTCAATACTGAAGGAGACTTCTATTGAGATACAGACCCGTGGACTACACTGCAACACGGAGATTAACTATCCTTTAGTACCTAATGTTGACGGTGAAGTATTAGTCCCAGCCAATTGCGCCAGAATAGATACCACAGATGTATCTAGTGACATAGATGTTGTCCAAAGAGGAGACAGGCTCTATGACCGCAACGAGAGAAGCTACACATCATTTACAGGCAACCTATATGTAGACATGGTTTTGCTGTTTGATTTCTCTGAGCTTCCTCAACACGTTAAGCGTTACATCACTGTAAAAGCTACAAGACGCTTCCAAGCCCGACTTGTGGGTTCCGATACCTTGGCTGCATTTACTGGTCAAGATGAACAGGAAGCACTAATCGAATTTGAGAGGACTGAAGCTATTAATGAGGATAGCAATATTCTAACTAACAGCTTTGATACCTATAAAATTATTTCCAGAGGTTCGCCTCGTAGAGCAATAAGGTAATGAGCCATGCCACTTGTAAGCACCAGTATACCCAACCTATTGAATGGGGTAAGTCAGCAACCTTCATCGTTGCGCCAGGTCACGCAGGGCGAAACTCAAACTAACGCACTATCATCAGTTATTGATGGTCTAATCAAACGCCCACCTACAGAACACCTAGCTAAGGTTAAGACTTCTTCAATCAGCAATGCTGCTATCCACCTTATAGATAGAGGTGTAGGAAAGAGGCACATATTGGTAGTAGAAACCAATCCCAGCACACCTTCAGTTACTCTTAATATGTTTGATGTAGCAGGTAATTCTATTCCTGTAAAAGATGCAGGAGGTAACACTATATCTGGGAGTGCCTACACAGGTGCATTAGGCATAGATACTTACTTAGGTACTGCCAATGCTCAGACTGACCTAGAGTTTCTAACTGTTGCAGACTTTACGTTTATTCTTAATAATAAGAAAACTGTAAGCATGGAGACTGCTACGGTTTCAGGGACATTAATTACTAACAGTAAATACCAAGGCTTTGATGACTTGCCTGTAGAAACCAGCACTTACCATGTGGGTGGCAATGGCACTACAAGATTCTCCGTTGGTTTTAAATTCCATGACACAGCAGATTTAACAGTAAAAGTAGATGGGTCTACTAAAGTACTTAACTCTACTTATTTTCTTGAAGACGATAATAAAACCATACGGTTCTCAGGCGCACCTGCTGATAACGCAACAATAGTTTTTGCACTTGACCCACCAGTAGGTGACATCATCGAGGTAATAGGTGATGAAGGTAACGCATTCGATAGTTTCTATGTTAAGTCTGTATCTAAGAGTGCTTACGAAGAAACAGTTAAGCCAGGTATTACCTATCAGATAAACGAAAAGACTATGCCGATGGCTTTAACGCCAGTGTATAGCGGTTCAACAGTAACACACTTCACACTTGATTGGGTTAATTGGACTGACAGGACTGTAGGTGACTTAGATTCTGCACCTAATCCTTCATTCGTAGATAAGCAAATATCCAATATGTTCTTCTACAAGAACCGCTTAGGTTTCTTGAGTGATGAGAACATTGTATTTAGTGCTGCAGGAGACTTCTTTAGGTTCTTCCCCAAGACAGTAACTACTTTACTTGATGATGGCCCTATAGATGTATCTGCTAGTCACACTAAAGTATCACTACTTAAACACGCAATACCGTTCAATGAATCATTAACTTTATTCTCAGATTCTACACAATTTACTATAGAGAATGCAGGTAATCTTACACCTAAAACAATCTCTGTTGTACCTAGTACACACTTTGAAAATGATGCTTCTGTAGCTCCAGTAGGTGCTGGTAACTACCTTTACTTTGCATCTAAGAAAGGTGACTTTTCTAGCATTAGAGAATACTACATTGAAGCTGACACAGTGATGTCAGATGCGTTAGAAATAACTGCACACGTTCCTAAGTATGTACCTAAGAATTTAGTTAAGTTAGCTACCTCAAGTAATGAGGATGTATTGTTTGGTTTGTCATCAGATGATAGAAGCAAACTATATGTATACAAATGGTTTACTGATGGTACACAAAAGTTACAATCTAGCTGGTCTACTTGGGAGATGCCTACAGGCTCATCCATCTTAGATATGGATATAATTGAGAACATAATGTATCTCGTTATAAGCAGGTCAGATGGTGTGTATTTAGAGAGGGTAGACTTACAATACTTAGATGATACAGGTATTGGTTTCTGTGCAAGAATAGATAGAAAGACATCCGTAACAGGTGTCTACAATAACCTCACAGGATACACTGTATGGACACTGCCTTACCCTGTTGCTACAGACATACCTATAACCGCTGTTAAGTCAGGTACTTGGTCTGCACGTAAAGGTGCAAACATTACTAACGCAAGGCCATCAACCACTTCAGTCCATGCTTTAGGTGACTACAGTGCAGCCCCTGTTCTCTTGGGTGTACCCTACACAATGACTTACGAGTTCTCTACACAACACGTTAGAGAAAACAATGGTTCACAATCAGTACAATCAGGTAGGCTACAGTTAAGAACCATGAGAGTAAACTATGAGAACTCTGGGTTCTTTAAAATACAGGTTACT